GATTTCGTCCTTGATTCAGACATCGAATCTCGACGAAGCCGTCAGAGTACGGCTCAAATAGCCATGACAAAAATGTCACGGCCTGTGATACACGATTCATTATTTCCCCTTACAATCCTGCATGTCCAAGCAGGTTCCGACACATTACCGCAAACAACCGATGCAGCCCATCGAGATAATCGACGCCTATGGTCTCGACTTCAAACGAGGGAATGCCTTGAAGTACCTACTCCGCGCAGGTTCTAAACCCAACGAAGAGAAGAACGACGATCTACTGAAAGCGGTCTGGTACCTCATCTGTGAGATGCACAGCATCGAGCTCGCCGATGAGATCAACGCGCAGCTGTTAGTTGATGCCACTCGCGATGCCTAAGTACTTGCATGTCGCTTCGACTGCTTCGTCCCAGGAATAGGCGACAAACCAAAGATAAGCATCACCAACAGACTCGCGAAATGCGATCTGTCCTGATGTCAGCTTGTTCTTGCCCGCCTTCATTTCAATCCACATCCCGCAGTGTTGCCCCATCTGGATCGGGATGAAGATGTCCCAGACGCCAGCCTTGAGTCCTTCGGACTTCATGCGGCCACCTGTGGCCTTGCTTCGATAGCCGCCATTCGGCACAGCGAAGATTGTTCCCAGGCGCGCATCGTTACCACTCATCACGCGGCACCAGTTGAAAAACGCGATCTGCTGTTCTGACTCTGTCATAGTTCCATCCTCTCAAAAATCTCCGCCAGGACATCAGCCCCAGCGGCCACCCGTAGTTTGTCGATTGCGCGCACCTGAATCTGTCTGATGCGCTCGCGACTGTAGCCGATCAGGATTCCAACGTCCTCGAGTGACCTGCCGTCCGACAGACCGTCGAATCCAAAGCGAAGGCGAAGACATGCGATCTCTCGATCTGTGAGGACCTCCATGACCGTGCGCAGCTGCGCGTAGAGAATCTCTTTGTCCAGGTGATCACCGACTGGCGGTTCATTCGATGCCATGAAGTCGTAGCGACTTTGACCGTATGCGTTCGGTTCATCGATGCTCGAGACCAGCTTCACATCGTGCTGGAGGATTTCCGTGAGCGACTTCACATCGAGTGATTCGATTTGCTTGTGCAGGTATCGCGGGTAAGTGTGCACGACCTCACGGACGTACGCGAGAAGTTCCGCCGGTGTTGGAGTCTCACCGTGCTTCAGGATGTACTCCTGGCGCGAGACTCTAATGTGAGACAGTTTAGCGATGGCGTGTGACGGTAATCTGATGTCACGACCACGGCTCTCGATGCCGCGACCGATAGCCTGGCGGACCCAGTTGGTCGCGTAGGTGCTGAAGCGGTGACCGAGTGACGGGTCATAGCGCTGGACCGCGTGGTGTAGTCCGAGCATGCCATCCGTTAGCATGTCCTCGTGTTCGCATCCACGGCCCCTGAACTTTTTGGCGATTGCGCTAACCATCCTGACGTTGTGATTGACGAACTCAGCAGTCGCTTTGTCTTTGTCTTTGTCAGTGCCAGCCTGGACCATTCGACCCAAGAAGAACTCCTCCTGTGGCGTCAGGAGTCCAGTGGTGCTGGTGCGTCTACTGCCTCTGTACTGCGACCAGGTTGTGATGGCCTCAGTCACGAGACTGCATCGCCTGGTGTGCACGGTGATCCGGACTGTTCGGAGTGTTCCAGTCGGATGCGACCAGACACGAGAACCAGACAGCACCAACGACCAGGACGAATGTCCCGACCATCTGAATGCGCCGCTGTGTCCGGAGTCGTCGCTCGCGCTTGAGCTCACGCTGTGAGCAGATTCCACAGATGCGATGTCCACGGCCATAAGGCACGACATTTTGTCTGTTGCATACGATGCACGAAAGTTTGATGTCCATTGTCCTAGTCCTATTCTGTCTATTGCGGGAGCTGCTGTCCTGCGCGTTTGCAGTGCAGCCAGTGTGCGACTTCGATCTCTGTGCGACCAACCACGTCAGCGATGCGCTTGATGGTTGAGATGCGTACCGCGTAAGCTCCTGAGAGCATGCGGCACACAGCTGATTTGTTTATGCCGAGTCGCTCAGCGATCTCGACCTGTGTGAATCCATACATGTCATCGTTATACACACAGTTGACACATTATGTCAACCTATGCTAGGATGTTGATGTGGCGGACACCACACGAAGGAACAGGACAATGAAGGCAAACACTGAAACCATAACAATGGCAGAAATATGCAATGACGTAATTCGCACGTACGAAGAACTGTCACCAGGACTTATTGAAGTTATCTGCATGGAGTGTTTGTGCATGTTGAGCGAACAATCTGACGCATATCAACATATGTGGAAATGGATTGACAGCAACATGATCGACTGGGACTACATCTACAAAACAATCAACTAAGGGGGACAGGATGGACGAACGAATAGAAATGAAGTGGAAGTGTGGACACACTGAGACTCACACGTTTGGATACACGACCAACGACATGAAGGCGAAGATGCGCCTCATGGCGTCGACGCTCGGAGTCTGCATGATGTGCAGCACACAAAAAGCAGCTGACGATCACTGGACGCAGATGCAGATTCTGCTTCGGCCACGCACCATCGTGATGACTGGATCACAGCGACAGGTCGAATGGGCACGTCAGATTCGCGCATCGATGTATGACAGTCTCGCTGTCATCCATGACCAGCTGCGCCTGGCGCATCTTGACCAGCATCACGAATGGGGAGCTATTGTGATTGCACTGCGACCCGTGCTCGAGGAGCTGCGCCGCTGGCGCCTGTACACGTACGCTGGTGACATCATCGAGCATCGCAACATCACATGGTCTCAGATGTTTGGAGACGCTTTGAACAGGGCAGGATTAAGAATCAAGGGGTTAACGAAATGACAATGTCGGAAACAATCGGCGCTATCGCGCCAGCGCTGGTCAAGGCCCAGGCTGAGATCAGGCCAATCGTGAAGGACAGCACGAATCCAGCGTTTCGCTCGAAGTACACTTCGCTCGATGCCATCATGGAGGTCGTTCGACCAGTGATGGCGAAACATGGTCTGTTCGTTGTGCAGTCGGTGCTGGACACCATCGACGGTGAGCATTCGACCAGCATCATGGTCGAGAGCCGTGTGATACATGCCAGCGGTGAGTGGATCGCTGGTGTCGTGCAGGTCCCTGTGATGCAACAGACATCGCATGGATTCGGATCAGCGCTCTCGTATGGTCGACGCTACAGTCTCAGCGCTCTCTTGTCGCTTGCATCAGATGAGGATGACGATGGAAATGGAGCTGCACAACAGCAACAGGCACGGCCACAGATCAAGCCAGGACCGCCACAGCAGACTACGCTGCGTAAGCTTGCACCAACACCGAAGCCGATACCTGGTTATCACAACGGGTCACATTTCGTTATCGGAGAAGAGGACCCTAACGCATGACATCAGAGTGTTATTACTGCGGAGTGATGTACTGTCACTCCGCAAAGAAAACAGGCGATCACATGCCAATACCTGAACGAAACGGAGGCACGGACATTGTTCCGTGCTGTGCCGGTTGTCATGACATGAAGGACAGGATTCCACTACACGACTGGCATCCTGTCGCATGGAAAGAAATCAATGCTTCGTGGCCCTTGTACGGACGTTATACGAGATTATTCCTAGCGAAGGCATTGTCATTGATGACTGACTTTAATGCAAGAGCTCGAGATCAAGAGGAGGTAAACGATGACATTTGATAGAGCAGTAAGGGCTTTATTGAATGGTAAAGCCATACGACGAAAAGGCAAGAAATATATCCGCATAGGACAAACTGAGACAGAGCATTGGTTGGAGGGACCGAGTGGTTTTTGCATAGCCAGCTTGAGCGTGGATATTGATTGGATCACAGCAGATGATTGGGAATGCGGAACATACAATCAGAAAACGCATACTGTTGATTGGGACAATGTTGTTTATGATGGACACGAACGACCAATAGATAGGCTCCCAGACACAAACGTACGCAGGATGACCGGATGAAATTTGAATTAGCATTTGAAGCCATGCGCCACGGGTATTGCATCACCGTGCAAGAAAACAAAGCTCTCTGGTACAGATACGATCAAGGCATGCAGGCTGTGCGTGCATACGTGAACAGTCTGTTTATGTCATACAGGCTTGATTTCCCTACTGACCGCATCATGACCGATCGATGGCAGGTTGGTGTTTTCATTGAAGGAAACTCACCGCTGTGGCTTGACACGGAAAACGTTCACGACATCGAGCAGATTATGCAGTATGCAGAGATCGCACTGGAAGAACGCGAGCAACGATTGGCAGGTATCAGATGACGAAACTTGTATGGATAACGCCCGATGCTGAGAAGGTCATCGGGTATTGCGCCAGGGTCTCGAACCCGACAAACCAGGACAATCCTGACGTCACTCGACTGCTTCGATATTGTGTCGGTCACGGACACTGGTCAATCTTCGAGATGGCCAGCATGTGCATCGAGGTCAAGACCACGAGAGCGATCGCCGCGCAGCTGCTTCGACATCGAAGCTTCAGTTTTCAGGAGTTTTCGCAACGATACGCAACCGTGGTCGAGGACATCGAGGTCCCAGAAATGCGCCTCGCTGGCGCTCACAATCGCCAATCAAGCCTGCCACTACCGAAGATAGAAGAACTGACCAAGGAGCAGCAGGACGCGCTGTATTTGGTCGGGT